AATAGGTGTAATACTCCATACCTCAGCGCATCTAAACTATGGTTGTACATATCGCAAGCTAACTGCGCGCCCTTATCTGTATAGATATAGTTATTCAATTCCTTTGCCATATTCGTACTATTTGCATCGACGACAAGCTCATAGTCTTGAATGAGTGCGATACCCGTTGCGATACTGCCTGCGCCTTTCTTAGCGCCTCTAATATTGAGACCTAGCTTTTGTAACTCTGCGATAGTTCCTGCGCTTGCGCTATCTCCTATGATGAGGTTACGCCCTGCCCTCTGTCTATTGATTGCGTATATTTCGGAGATGGTTAACTTCGATTTGTATAGCTCCTCCTTTGCATATATTATTTTCTTTTTTTTATCTATGGCAATTTTTACTAAGGTTGTCGGGTCGGTATGCCCGTAATCCTGTCCGTAGATAACCTGTAACCCGTCGGGATTAAATTCGCCAAAGCGCCAGTTTGTATAAACGACTCCCTCAGCTTTTGAGAGCCAAGAGCCTAGCACGACGTGCTTGTATTTTATCGGATTGCTGACTTTCATATCCTCGAAATAGTCTAGTATCTCGTCGGGTACAAACTCAAGGCAATCGAGGTAGGACGTATGTATATAACAGACGTTATCTTTTATCCCGTTAAATCCCTCTTGAACGCCTCTACTCTCGTAGTACTTCATATAGATAAAATGCTCCTTACTCGTAGGGTTTAAGATTAAGACCTTTATATTTCTATTTGGATTGCTTGCATCGTTCCCTCTAATCGATAGGACTATCTTGTCGTAGATTGCCTCGTCTTGCATCTCCTCCGCCTCGTCTAGTATTAACATCGAGAAATCTTTTAACCCCTTTAGGTTTGCTGTCTGGACTCCAGAGCCTGCCTTTAATCCTTTAAAGACTATTTTACTCTTATTGAATTTTGAGACTATCCTATTTTGCTGCGACTCGAAAGAGTCCTCCAGATTCATGAGTTCGATTTTCTCCTCTACCTCAGCAAAGATAGAATCCTTTAGAGAGGCGTTTGTATACCTGCTGTAGAGTATTCGATGCCCATACTTCGTGCAACTATTTAAAGCGCTTAGAGACGTTGCAAATGACTTCTGAGAGAATCTGCCGCCTGTTATGATAAAGGTATCCACGCCGTCGGGAATATTAAACAAGGGCGCAAATTTTTCGCTGAGGTTTATGTTACTCATTCTCTGGGGTTACGTCAATAGATGAGGTAAAAGAAATAGTCGGAATATTTACGCTACCACCGTCGGAGGTTATATCCACGCTCTGCATTGGTTTGCCGACTGTATACTCTAGGTAGAGCTTTGCGCTTTGAACGTCTCCAGACATCGCGCTTGCCTCTAACGTTTGAAAGACGGCTATAAAGTTCTCTTGAGAGGTTGCCTCGTTTATTAATTGCTTGAATGGATTCTTGCGCCTGTCGATGCCTTTGGCTTTTGTAGACCAACCGCCGTTCCCTTTTGATAATTTATTCATATCTAATAGGCATTAACTATTAGTGTTAACCCTATTATATAAACGAATTATAATTTATATTGTTTCTTATATAAAAAAACCCCACCAATTAAGGCAGGGCAAACTAAAACAAAATTAAACAAAACTAACTAACGTCTACGAGTCCGTCTCTGTAGTGGTCTACAACTACGCCCGTTTTTAATGTGATTGATTTATAAGGTACTATTGAATTTTTTACGAGTAGTCTGTGTATATATTTTCTCATGGTTTAAATATCTAGGGTTAATGTAACTATAAATAAATATAGCTTTATTGTCGTGTAATCAAACTCTCTGGTTTGAGCCATATACTCCCAACCTAATAGGAAACGATTGTGAGGATAATGGAAAGCAATTTGTAGAGTCCAATCCATTATATAATCTCTTTTGCAGCTTGAAAGCCTGCGTTAAATTCGTGCCTTGAATGGTCGCCAATAATTTTGATTAACTTATACCTTTGCTCGTTTGATAAAGCTAGGTCTTTGTCAAATAGTCTGTCTAATGTTGTTTTTAAATCCATAGGGTTTTAGTTTGGGGAGTGTTACCTCCCCGTTGTTTTAGTTATATTATTGAAATGTATTTTGTGTCATTCATTGCTGAGTTTTTAAACTCTGTGATTAAATTATTTGCCTCTTGTTCACTTGCAAAGGTGCGAGCCTCTGAAACTTCTTTTGTCCACTTAGTAACATCGTTACTATTTGTAAATGAGTAAAACTGCTCTCTGTTCTCGCAATAAATTTTAATTGAATTTTTCATAATAAAATAGTTTAGTTAATTATTTTTGTTTTTGTTTTTGTAAATATACAAACCTTTTTAAGTTTCCACCAAATAAAAAACAACATTTCTCAAAAATAATTTATAACTACCTAGTTCTCAGCCTCTAGCATCTCAAAAATTAATTGACAAGTCTCGTATTCCTCGATATATTCAAAGTATAGCAGGGCATCTCTGGAGAGTATTATCTCGTCCTCCTCAGATTGTGGCTCGAATAAATACTTCTCGTAATCATTATAAATAAACGTACATACATACTGTATAGACTCGTCTAGTAAATACTCTACCATACTGCGGTAGAATAAATCGTGCGCGTCTGTATAGTCTTGTCTAGTAGCCTCCTCAAAAAAATCGTGGGGGTTATCAAATATTACTGGTATCGTCATTTAAAAAAGTTTATTGATGTTATACGGTGTTAGCAAACATTTAAATTATTTCGTGTTCTAAATTGCAATCAACACAAATACGTATCTGCCGTTTGCCTTTTTTTTCAAGGTAGTAAGTTTCATCTGTCTTTTTTCTTTTCTTGCACCAATAGCAGGTTTTTGTTTTGCTCTCCATATTAAAAATATTTGCTAACACAACCTATACACCATAAAGCGTGATATTTAAGTGTTAAAATTAAACATTGTGCTACGCCTTATGGTGCATAGCTAAACTCGTTAGCAAACATAACCGCTATAAATCCATCCATTTAATGCAGTCTTCTTTTTTTCCTTGCTTCCAAACAGTATTGGTTTTTTCTCCTACAACTTGCCACGTATTATTTATCAAGTGTTGCAAAACATACTGCTCCTCAAAAACATCATCGTTGCCATCGCAGTTACATTTGCTAACATTGTGTAACAACAATTGCTCCGTCATTGCATTTAATATCATATTTTCCGTCATTTGGTCATAGTGTATATTATGAGCCTTTGCAAATTCCTTAGTACTTTCTATTATTTCTTGTTCCTCTTTATTCATCACTTATTATCTTTAGTTATTAATCCACGCAACTATTGTTACACTTTCAAGTTGTATGCAATTAAAAAAGACATACAACAATAAATATAAGTAATAGCTACACCTGTATTCGGGGATTCCACCTCATTGCTACCCATTACAGGTATTCGGTTCAATGACCACAGGCGACTTACGCTACTACTCATATTCTTTGCCGTTAAAACAGTTGATTATATACGCAGTCGTGGACAAAGTTGTAGTCCTCGTTTAAGGTATCTATTTGCGCGTCTGTCATTGCCTCGCCGTCGTAGTCTGCTGAGACTATAAAAGCGTCTGTAAAGTCGGGATAGTCGTTTGTATCTATCCCGTCAATCTCGATGTTATCTATTAGGTCGTAATTCATTTGTCTGTGCTTTGTGCCTCGTCTAAGTTTTTGATTTCGTTTGACGATAGGGCGGTTACTATTGCCTCTTGGTTGTGTGCTATATCTTTAACTAGGGAGTGAAGATTTGATAGCCTTGTCTCTAACTCGGATACCCGTTTCCTCAAAACTTGCTTGTTTAGCGGTTTGCTTTGTTTCTCTAATTTTGGCATTTGCTTGCTCATAATCTAATTGTTTTTTTAGTGTAGCGCGTTCCATTTTTATAAAGGCGCTCATTTGGTTATTAATAAAAAATTGTATTCTCTCCTCTGGTATGCCGTCTAGTAGTTTCTCTAGCTTTGGCTTGTTTTCTTTTAGGCTTTTTATCTCTAGCTTTAGCTTTACATTTGCCTCTATTAATTCCTGCCTTTGTCTTACTACCTCGTCAATCGAGCCGACCTCTGCGACTATCTCCTCTACTGACGGAGTAGGCTCTAGTATTCCCTCTAAAGCGTGAAAGCTCTTTTTAAAAAATACATCAAATTTATAATGTACATTAAATTTTTTAAGAGAGTGTAATACCGTAGAGTGGTCATGTTTTGTAATAGCTCCTATCTCTGCAAATGGTCTGCCCGTTAACTCTCTAGCGAAATGATAAAATAAACATCTAGCCATTACATACTCTCTTTGTCGTGTGTTTTTATTTATTTGTAATCCTGTAACCTCCTCTACTGCGTCCTTAATTGTTTTTAACATAGTTCCTCTTTAAATTGTTTAAACTCTTCTAGGCTGCGGATAACTACGTATGTGAATCCTTGAGACTCTAGTAGTTCCTGCCATAGTATTTGCTCTTTGCTTTGCTTTCCTTTAGCGTTTTTTAGCTCAATCATAAATGCTTGGCTCTGGTAATAGTAAACCATATCCGAGCGCCCTTTGATTAATCCGAGCGCTTTGTTTCTATTGCCGTCTATTTTATTAGCCGAGTTGTTTAGGTTATAGCAAAGTAAACCTCTTTCGTCGGGAAAGCTATTCCAATGCCATTGAAATATTTGGGTTTGTATTTTAACCTCGCTCAACATCTGGCTCAAATATAAAGTAAAAATCGTCTAGGTTTACAGATAGAAATTTCTGCATAGTTGCCATAGTTAAAAACGTAACGTCGTAAACGTTATCGGTTGCCTCTAGGTCTTTAATAATTCGATGCGCTGTAAATGGATACTCCTCGTTTAATAAAGATAGCTTATCCTTTAAATCTGGTTGCAATTTTTGTAGTAAGTTTTTCATAATATAAAATTTTGTTTTTTCAAAGATATATAAAGTTATAACTTATAAACAACCTTTTTAACTAAAAACTTTAAATCTTTTTTTATTTACATACTCAAAAGACTTTTTATATCCTACCGCCTCAAGGAAATCTCTAGCGTCCTCTCGGCAGGTTTTACGATGCAATACCCAAGCCGCCGTTATATATTTATCATGTACAGCTTGCGCAAGCTCATTGTTAGACATCTCGCTGTAGTTTTTAATTACCTCGTTTTTTATTAGCTCAAGTCTAGCAATCTCTGCCTCCTTTTTATTTATGAATTTATGCTCGCAATAAGGGCAGACTTTAGCAGAGGCTAATAGTATAGCCTTACATTTCGGGCAATCTTTTACGGGCGCAGGCTGCTCTCTTGTAAGTTTCTTTTTTAAGCTCCAGTCTCTAGGGTTTTCCCAATGCCCTAGCCGTTTGATGTTATTGCCAAAGTCTAGGATATTAAAAGAGTTTAGTTTGTCTGTAGTCCTCGAGCCTCGTCCGCACATTTGCAGGAATAAAGGGAGCGAGGTTGTAGCTCTGTATAGTATTATAGTCTCGATGTCTGGTTGGTCAAATCCTGCGTTTAATATACCGCAGTTACAGATAATTGCTTTCGGGGTTTTATCGTACCAATCTAGTATCGCCTCTCGCTCATTTTTAGGGGTATTTCCGTCTATATGTTTTGCCTCGTAACCTCTTGCATTAAATTGAGCGCAAACGACCTTAGAGCTGTTTACATTCGATGCAAACAATAAGGTCTTTGTATTCTCTGTTAACCGTATCCAATTATCTACGACTCCGATATATGTTTTGTTATCCTCGTAATAGCTTGCGGTATCAAAATCCGCTCCTGTGCGCTTTAGTCCTTTGGTATCTATTGGAACGCCGTAGCTATTTGCAGAGCATAGGAAACCCATTTTAATAAGTTCGGGTGTATCTATTCGTTGCACTATAGCGGTGTAAAACTCGTCAAGAGATACGGCAGACTTTCCCTTGCGCTCTGGTGTAGCCGTCGCTCCTATTACGTAGGCGAGGGGGTTAATCAGTGGCAAGAGTTTTGTAAAGATATTCAAGTGTGCCTCGTCGATTACTACTAGGCTTTTAGACGCTAGGAAACTTTTATAAGTCTCTTTGCGTCTGTCTATTGTTTCGACCATTCCAACGTGTAGCTTTGCTTGTAGGTCTGGCTTTGAGCCGCTCGTAATATATACGGGAGTGAGTCCGAATTTCTCGAAAGAGCTACCTGCTTGTTTTAGTAGCTCGCTCCTATGCGTTAATACTAGGACGTTACCTCCACGCTTTAAATGCTCACTAATTAAGTAGGTAAACATTATCGTTTTACCTGCGCCTGTCGG